ATGGCGTAAGCGTCGGGCGCCCCGCCCGAGCCGCTTATGCGGCCAAACGGAGATAAAACTCCCACTAAAGGCGAGGGCATATTACGCATGGCTCACCCACACACGACCGCCGTTTTCAATGTAGCCATAAACACGAGTTCCGCCGGTGACGCCGCTGAAAGTATCAGCCAATGTCATGTTATCCGCGCCATAATTCGGCCGGTAACGAATTGCGCCGTCAATGCTGCTCGGCGCGGACTCCCCAGCGGTAAACGCAACGAACAAATAATCGTCCGATTGGTTTTCGAACGAAATATTCGTCACGTCTCCGTTGGTAAGCTGCGTCCAGGTTGCGGCAGGCAGAGTAAGTGTGGTATTACGGGCCATCAGCTTGCCTTATTTTCCGGGGCGCCTTTCAGCGCTTTGCGTTTCGGCGCCATCAGCGGACTTGCATGGCGGGTCGCCACGGCCTTTTCAGCAACGTAACCCTCAACCACTTTCCCCATAGGGTAGTGCAGAGTTTTTCCATTGCGGAAAATCTTGAAGCCGTCAGCGTGTGTGATCTTGGCTTTCATCCTAGCCTCCTATGCGAAGCGGGGCCGTTAAGCCCCGCCTCAAGGTTAGGTCCGCGCAACGGCGGTGCCGATGAACGTAGTCGGCGCGACGTGCGGCTTGTTCAGCACGGCGTAAACGGAAATGTCCGCGTTGGAGCCAGTGGTGCCCGTCACCGTGATGCCCACGTAGCGTTCGGTGCCAAGGTAGCCGAACGAACCGGCGATTGCGTTGTCCGCGTCGTCGCTGGTCACAGTGATCGTAACCGTGCCATTGACTTCTTCCGTGGTAGCCACGGTTGCAGCCGCTGCCGCGGTCGTGTCCGCCGACTCCTGCAGCGTGATCGTATAGCCGGAAGCGGTGCCGGCGTCCGTCACCGTGTTGTTGACCACAACAATGGTGCAGGCGTCGTAATCACGCACATCAACGTAGGCGGAGGTCGCGGGCGTCGTGCCCGAAACTGCCACGTTGCCCAGATGCACCATCTGGGTGTTGGAAACCATATCGCGCATTTGATTTACTCCTTCAGCGCTGAGGGCGGCAGGCTCACCGCCGCGGGTTAAGTGGGGGCCAAGCGGCCCCCACCGAGATTATGCCGTGAACTCAAGCAGGCAGCCTGCTTCGAAGTTAATCACGTCGCCGCCGACCCGAGCTGTCGAGTAGAACTTGACATAGGGCTTGGCAGTGTAGGGGTCACGCAGGGTGCGAATGCCAAGGCGGTCCACGATCTGATACATTTCGGCCCAGTCCGCAAAAGCGATGGCCAGGGCGTCAGTCACGGTGTAGTTCGGCATGTCCTCGAAGCCCGCAACGGGATAGCCCAGCAGGGTTGAGGGCTGGCCGGCCGCAATCGAGGGCTGCCACAGCATCCGGCCTTCGCTGTCCTTCAGAAGCCGGACACCGCCCAGCGTCGTGCGGTTCATCGCAAACGCGGCACGGGCGCGATACGGCGCCTTGAGGTAGTGGATCATGTCGATCAGCTTGTCGGCGCCGTTGGGGTCCGCAGCGAAATCGCCGTTGACGCCGGTGGTGAACCGCTTGATCTGGCCAGGATTGGTCGTGCCGCCGTCATAGGTCAGGAAACCGCGCGGCTGATCCACGCCGGTGCCGTTCACGAAAGCTGCGTTCGAGGCGCGGGCGAAGCGGTCTGCGACCTTATCGGCCAGCCAGCTTTCCACGTTCACCGAGGCGTCGTCCAGAAGTTTCTGCGTCGCACGCGGCTCAGCATACATTTCATGAACGGGGATACGCCACTTCTTGAGTTCCGGCGTCGTGGTCTCACTGCGCGTTCCGGTTTCGCCGGTCCAGCCGTAGCCGGCCTCGTCCAGATCAAACAGGCCCTCAAGGGCATCGGTCGCGATAACCTGCACGCTGGCATACTGCCGGATCGGCGAGGTTTCGTAGACCTTCATGACCATGCGGCCCGAGGTGTCCGGATCGACCAGATAGCCGCCGTCGGGGTCCGAGCCCACGGACAGCGCCTTGGCCTCGTCAGCGGACAGCACCTTGTCGTCCTTGCGCAGGTAACGCGAGAACGCCGCTTTGTAGCTGACTGCTTCCTCGACGCCGAAACCAGAGATTTCCGGAAGGCCGCGGTGCCGCGCGACAGCCGCAGCCCAGGCCGCAACCTTCTGCTCCAGCTCCGCTTCGTTCTCAACCGACTTGCCGTCGAACGACAGCGACTTGCGCTTGGTCGAAGCGTAAAGCTGGTCGATGATCTTCTGCTTCTCGTCCAGGTCAGCGTTGATCTTCTGCAGCTTCTCTTCCAGAAGCGGGTCAACGTCGCCCTTCTTCAGCAGTTCCTTTTCGCGCGCTTCGGCAGCTTCCTTGAACTGCTCGAAACCCGACTTTACCTCGGCGACCGCCTTCGTAACGGCACTGAGGTCGATTTCACCCGTGGACATTGAATAGCTCCTTTATGCCCTGGATTTCCGACATTAGCGCAGTGAACTGCGCCTGCTCAATCGCCAACTTGCCCGCATCGCGCGAGTCATTCAGGCGGTTTTTCGCTTCCTCGAACCCGTGCAGGGCAACGAGTTTGGCGAAGGTGCCGGGCACTCCTGCTTTGCGCAGGATTTGCTCGACTTCCCGAGGCGTCGTTAGCTGCTTCACGTCAGTCACCCGCGCCTCGCGGTTCATCGGGAAAGTCACGATGGACGTTTCCCAGAGTTCGGCTTTTTTGATTTCGCGGACAGCTCCGCGCTCGGTTTGCCGGAAGTCCTGATCTACGGTTTTGTAACCGATGGACAGGCCGTCAACGGCACCCGCTTTAAGCAGGGCGATGGCCTCACGGCCCTTAGCCACGTCCGCGAGAATGCGGCCCTGCAGCATCAGCCCGCGGTCATCGCTTTTCATCGTGTCCCAGACGCCGATAGGCTGGTGCGGATCGTGCTGCCACAGCATTTTCGGGCGAGAGCCGCCCATGCGCATACGCTCGACACAGCCCGCGAAGGCATCAGGCATAACAATGTCGCCGCCATCGTCTACGTTGCCGTAGACTGCGCCGTAGCCGCTAACGCGGCCATCGGAGTCGATCTCTTTCAGGTCAAAGCGAACCGCTTTATGCTCTATCTCGCCCATAGCTTTCTCGCGATCCGCAATTTTGTTTGCCCAGCTTCTCCCGGCATCACCGCCCCACAGTGCCCAGGCGATCCGCCCGGCCGAAGGGTAGCCCTCTTCGCCTGGCGACCAACCCTTGCCCTGCTTATCAACTTCATGCCGCGCAAAGTAGCTTACCATCCTCTTAACGGTGCTGAGGCTAAGATTTTTGCGGTTGCTTATATCGCGTGCCCGCGCAACTCCGACCTCAGTGCCACCTCTACCATATTCTGCACGCCATGTCAAGCCCCTTTTTGCTTCGCTGGCCATATTTTCAGTCGGTTTATAGCCCTCAGCTTTCTCGTCTTTCTCGTCCCAGTAGGCGACGCAGACGGCGTAACGCTGATCGGCGTTTGAAAATTCCGAGGTCATTTCGTCGCTGCCCATGCAGCGGGAAAGAAAATCGGCGCGGCTTTCGTCTTGACGGGGGCTAGGCATTAGACTTCCTTATAAGTTACAAAGCACCGGCAATTGATGATGTTGCCTGGAGAACCGGCGGGATCGCCGGGGTAAAGCAGGGACTCAAAGGTTCCGTTAGAGTGCGGAACGCTAAAGCCGCGCTCCAGCGCGACGCTGGTGCCCTGCATTGCCCGGTGACTGAAGCCGGGGGCCGAGCCAAAGTCGCGCACGCGGTCATCTTCGACAGTGTTCCAGACCTTTATCAGCGTTTTACCGCTGGCCAGTGCCGCCTGATAAGCGCCGAACTGAATGGCGGAATGGATTTCTGTGGCCGCGATGATTTTCGCGCGGGTCAGCGCTATCGCCGGAACGCGGTTCAAAAGGTCTTTGGCAATTTGAACAGGCGTCAGGCCTTGGCGCTGCCCGCGCACTATCTGATCAGTGATCTGGCGAATAGTGGTGAGGCCGACAAGCCGCGCGCGGGAAGCGCCGTGCTCACGCAGGTATCCGGTTAGCGCGCGGATGCCCAAGGAGGTGTCCTGTTTTTGCGCGACAAACTCAGAAACGCCAAAGCCGATCCCCGCGGCCCAGCCGATGTTCATGGCGTCGATAAGCTGGTTTGTCGCTTCTTGCTCCGGCAGGGTAAGCTGCCGCGTGCGCTCGTAGCTGCTCAGCATTTGGTCCATGATAGCGGCAAGCGTGTCTTCGAGCGGCCCGACGCTCGCGGCGATCAGCGCGTCTTCGCGGACGAGTCTACTCTGCGCCATAGGCGACCTCATTCAGCATGTTTTGCGCGGCGTTTGAGCGGTCGCTGGTGTGCCCCCGGCGACTGGCGCGCAGGTCTGCCATAAGCATCGAGCCAAGTGGGTCTGGGATCGGCGGGTAGCCCTTAAGCGCGCGGGCCTCGTTAACGGTGATTTCGTCTGAAGAGTCTACCATTTCCCAAAGGCCGCGCCGTTTCTCAGCGATAGCCTCGATACTGTCGTAGTCCGGCGCAATCCGCGCGCCATCGAAGTAGGGCGAAAGCCAGGCGTTGAGTTCCGCGGTCTGCAGGTCCACCAGCGGAATAACGGTATCCTCGTAGAAGCCAAGGCGGGCCTCGCGATAGTTAGCGAAGGTGTTATCGCCGGGAATGTTCAGAAGCAGGGGCGGAACGCCGAAGGCAAGGGAAATGTCGCGGGCGGCACTGTCTTTCAGGTCAATGATTGCCATGTCGCGCGGCGTCAGGCTCATGCTCTTCCAGTCCATGCCGCCCTCAAGCAGCATCGGGCGGCCTGCGTTCCGCGCGCCAGCGAAGTTATTTTCGATTTCCTCGCGCAAGCGGTTGAACTGATCTTCGGAAAGCAGCGTGTCCTTGTCGAGGGTCAGCGCGCCGGAAGGCTGGGCGCTGTTCTGGAGCAGCGCCTGAAGCCAGTTCATGGCTTCGTTGTGCTGGTCAACTGCGTAGCTGGCCGGCCCCATCGGCGAACTACCATACCAGTCGTTGAGCGGGTCAAAGAGTTTGGTGTGCCGAATGTCGCCGTCGCCTGTGATCGGGTTCATCGGAAACGTGACCTCGGTTCCGTTGTGCTTGTAGACGTAGGCCTTGACCATGCCATTCTGCGCCGGCTCGATCTTGATTTTTTGCGGCCGCAGGGTCCATAGCTCGATAGGCCGCTTGCCCCGCATTACGCGCTCGTCAAAGCTGTTGCCGGAAAGCAGCAGGTGCGCGGTCTTCGCGCGCCACCATTCGCGGCTGGACTGCATCGGGTTGGGGTTTTCCAGCAGGGAAAGGAAAGCGTGGGTTTTAAGCTGCTTGCCGCTGGCGTCGAAGACCGTCCAGCGCATTCCGCCGATGGCGTCCGCGATCTTGTTAACGGCCTGATAAGCCACCACGTTCAGCTTATAACCTTCGCGAGCAAAGCTTTCGTAGTTGTGCGGGCTCCACGCGGCCTGCGGCAGGCGCGAAATGTGCGTGGCCAGTGCTCGGCTGGCCTTAACTTCGGGCGGCGTAAAGAAGAGGGAAAGCAGGCTCATAGCAGTCTTATCCTCGGCTGGGCGCGGAAGCGGATCAGCGGCTCCAACGCGTAGCGAATTGCGTCAATGGCGTGGTTATGTGCGTCAACTATTTTAGGCAGAATGTCGCCCGAAAGGCGGTCAACGCGGTAGCTATACTTTGTGAACTCCATCAGCACGTCCGCGCAGCGCGGATGAATGATGATTTCGTCAAAGCTTTTGATGTATTCAACGCCGTCTTCGACGCTGCCCTGCCCCTTCTTGGCGCCGATGGCGCCGGGCATTCCGTTCTGTTTCAGGTAGGCGATGGTTTCGGGGCGGGCGCTGTCGCAGCGGACGGTGTGCATGGTGCACTGCGGGAGAGCACGGGCCGCGGCCTGCACTGTCCGGTCAATGTCAAGCTTGCTTTCGTAAAGCTGATACTCGACGAACAGGCGATTTTCGTGGACCCAAAGTTTGACGCCCGCTGTGGGGTCGGCGGCGTAGCCGAAGTCTAGGCCGAAATACGGGCCGTGCCAAGCGTCGCCCGGCGTAAAGGCTTCGCTGCGGAAACGGTCGCGGAAAACCTGTGCGTCGGAAATGACCAGAAACTCGCCTTCCCAGACGTGACCGTAAGTGTCGGGGCGCTTGCGCAGGTCTTCAAGGCGCTCGCGGTTCAGCACCTCGGGGAACCACGGGTTGTCCTGCCAGTTGATCTCGGCCACTTTGGTGTCCGCCGAGGGGCTTTCGCGGAAACGCCGGTGTGTTGCGCTGTCAGGGCTTTCGGGGTTGTAGGTGACCCAAATTTCGCTTTGCCACCAGTCGCCCTGCGCGCGAACGGTCGGAAGTAAGGTGCGCCAGGCCTCGTCGCTGACGTGCTCCGCCTCGTCAATCCAGGCACGGAGGATGCGGGCCTTGGACTTAAGGCCCTGAATGTTGTGGCGCAGGCCCGTGAAAGCGTAGTTGATCCGGCGGTCCTTCGAGCGAATGTATTTTTCGCCTATTTCGTAATAGGCGTCAAGCCAGGGAACGGAGCGAATTGCCTCCTTAACTTCCTGCATCGAGGATTCTTCGAGGGAGTTCAGGTGTTCGCGGCCGCAAAGCATAATGCCGCCGATTCCGCTGCGGCCGAAACGGTAGCCGTCAACGGCGGTCATCAGCGCGGCAGCGCGAGTTTTGGAACTGCCCCGCCCGCCGTGCAGCACGCGGTTCCGGGCCTCGCCGCTGAAGACAGGCACGACTTTGGGGGCAAGAGGAAGTTGCGCGGCGGTCACTGAACGGTCTCCAGCAGGTAATCAAAGGACGCGGAAACGTCTGCGGTGCTGGCTGAGACTGCGGCCATAAAGCCTACGTCGGTGAGCGCCGGAAAAGGGCCGAGGGGCGCGGCGTAGCGCAACTCAAACAGGCCGCCGATGGCCGCGTATTCTTCAACTACACGCAGGGCGCTGTAGGGCGCGGCGGCCTGCAAGATGTTGCGGCGCTGGTAAAGCTTGATGCTGATCTTCTTTTCCGCGTCGGTAGCGACGGTCAGGTCGGTGATGTAGAGCTGGCGCCGGGCCGGAACTGAGATTACGCCGATTTGGGCTTCGCCGCGGGGCTGCGCGCCGTCGGTGATGGTAGCCCAGGTTTCGGTCCCTGCTTCGTTCTG